TACCCTATTTAGCCAAATAAAAAAGACCCGCATTTCTGCGGGCCAGGTCAGGGAGGTCCGTCGATTGACGGTGAGTGCGACCTTACGTGGCCGGCTTGGGTGGGTCAACGGGCTTGGTCTTCGGCGCGAAGTACGCTTGCGGTGGCTCTTCCTTAGGGATTGCCCACGCCGGCAGTGAGTCGCGAGCGCTCGTCTCCCCGACTGCGGCTTGCGCTGCTTTTTCCGGTGACACTTCCGGTGCTGCTGCTGCCGGTGTCAGATCGTGTGCAGAGATCCGCTGGACTTCTCCCCGCCCGTCGAAGTAGACGGTGGAGATGGCAGCCGGCTTGACGATTACCGTTTCTCCCTTCGGCCCCGGCGTGGTGACGGCCGGCGACGTGACGCGAAGCCAGCGGTTGCCTGGCGTTTCGACGCCGCTCGGGGCGGCTTTCGGTCCGGCCGTGGTGCCGATGGCGATATGCACGCCCGTATTCTTGTCCTGAATTTCCTGGTTCTTGATCATGATCGTTTCTCCATTTGCCACAGTTGACAACCGTGACACATCGAGAGTACACTTCGGACGACGCATAAGGAAGCTCGCGATGAGTGAAATCCCCGATCGAACTTTTGACTGCGATCTCGCGGAAATACTTTTCGTCCTTGCGCTTGAGGCCGAGATCGAAGCCATGCGCAAGGACGTCGCCATGCTCGACGAAGTGGTCCACGCGCTCGATATCGAGGACCGCGAGGACATCACGCCCGTAGAAGCTATCGAGGCCCTGCGCAAGCGCGTCGCGGAATTGGAGGCGAAAAACCATGGCTGAAAAATCCGAACGACGCTCGCACATCTTCACCGGCTCGTCGTCGATCGCGGCGGCGGTGTGGACGCCCGAAGGCGAGCTGGCGATCACGTTCAAGAATGGACGCAGCTACATCTACAACCAGGTGCCGGAGAACGTGTTCGACGCCTTTACACAGGCCCCTTCGGCGGGGCAGTATTTCAACCAGCAGATCAAGGACAGCTATTCGTGACCGAACCCTACCGACGCAACCCCCACGCCCCCGCCCACTTGAATAAGCAGGCACGCGGAGGAAGCGATAAAACGCGGAGAGACGCCCGCGCCGCAAGCGTCCGCACAGGAGAGCACCCATGAAGGGAAGCAAGCCGAAGAAGATGCCGTTCAATCGGGGACAGCAGGGCATGGCGCCCGGCGGGACGGCGACGAAATCGCCTAAGGCCAAGTCGGCGAGCGGCGGCAAGGGTCGCGGCAGCAAAGGACGCGGAGCCTGAGTGGAGATTACCGATCTCAACGACAAGGAGAGGCTGATCGCCAAGCTTGCGAAGGACCACAGGCTGGCGCATCAGCTTCTCTTTTCCCACCGCCACGCGGACGCGACGCCGCCCTTTCATTTCGAGATGATCGATGATCTCCACAGCGACGATACCCGCGTCATCGAGTTGGCGTTCCGCGGCGCAGCCAAGTCGACGATTGCTGAAGAGTACGTCTGCCTCGGCGCTGCTTTTGCTCGTTTTCGCAACTTCATCATTGTGGGAGAGAGTGCAACCCGCGCCTGCGAGCGCCTTGCTGCGGTCAAGCACGAGCTTGATTTCAACGACCAGCTCGCTTTCCTCTTCGGAAATCTCCACGGTCCTGTATGGAACGAGGATAAGATTGTTCTCACCAATGGCTGCGTTATTCAGGCGTTCGGACGCCTACAAAGCCTACGTGGCACGAAACATGACGACGTCCGGCCGGACGGATGTCTGATCGACGACGTGGAGGACGAGGAAAGTGTCAACACCCCTGAAGGACGAGACAAGGCGCAGCGGTGGGTCATGCGGACTTTGTTGCCTGCTTTGGCTCCTGGTGCGCGTGTTCGCATGCTCGCTAATCTTCTTGACCCTGATTGCCTTGCAGTCAGGCTTGAAAAAACTGGGTCCTGGACGGTACGGCGCTATCCTTGGGAATTCGTTCGAAAGAATGACGGTGCGCGTTCTGCGACGTGGCCGTCTCGCTTCCCGCTCTCGCTGATCGACCGCACACGTGCGGAATACGAAGCCGCGGGAATGCTCAACGAGTACATGCAGGAGTACATGGTGCAGGCCGTCGACCCCTCGACCCGTGCGTTCACGCAGGACATGTTCAAGATCGTCCCGCGCGTGCGGACGTGGGAGCCGGTCTATGCGATGTACGATCCGGCCCGCACGACGAAGAAGACGTCTTCGCTCACAGGAAAGGTGGTGTTCTCATGGATCGGATCGAAGCTGGTGGTGTGGGAGGCAGACGGGCAGATGTGGATGCCCAACCAGATCATCGACGACATTTTCCAAGTCGCGGAGACTTACCGGCCTATCAAGATTGGTGTCGAGAAAGAAGGGCTAGAGGAATTTCTGTTGCAACCTTTGCGAGCGGAGATGACCCGAAGGCGCTCTATTATCCCTGTGGAAAGTCCGGCTGCGCCTGTGAACAAGCTGGCCTTCATCCGATCTTTGCAGCCCTTCTTTTTGAGCGGCCTGGTGGAGTTTGTCCGCGAATTCCCCGTCCTATTCCAGCAGTTGCTCTCGTATCCTACTGGAAAAAATGACACGGCGAACGCGCTCGCCTACGCGCTGCGCATGCGACCCGGTCTGCCGATTTACGAGAACTTCGGGTTCAAGAATGTCGTCGACAACATCGAAGTGCTACGAGGAACCGCTTGCTGCCTATCGCTACACGCAAGCCGACAACATTTGGGTGGAATACTATTTCAGCAGCGAAGGGGGATTGTCTTTGTACTCGGTGACTGGCTGGTCGAGGGTGATCCCGGTGTGGCCCTACCCGACGTGGCTGCCCAAGCGCGACTGGCTTCGCTAGGAGAAACGATCCATGTCTACGCTCCGCCTTCTCATTTCCGCGGACTTGATAACACCGGACTTCAGGTTGCGGCTAGGCGAGTTAAGATCGGCCTTGGACAAGGTGGTCAGCTCACTTCCGGACGGGACCAGCTTAGAAAGCTTGTCGATAGCACCATCGGAAATCTCCCTGCGCTGCTCGTTTCGACTAGAGCCAGATGGACCCTTAATGCGCTGGCAGGTGGATATTCGCGATCGGTAACAGGAACCGAAATAGTCTCTGACATGGCTGATCCCGGCCCGTATCAAATCTTGATGGAGGGGTTCGAGAGCACCCTGGCGCGGGCGTTCGGCGAGGGGGATGGCGAAGAACGCAATTATGCTGTAGACGCAAAGGGCAGGAAATATCTGTCAGCGCGAGCGCAGCACCATGGCGGGGAAAACTAAGCAGCCGAAGAGCGAAGTCGCCTACAAAGACAAGGCGTCCGGCGATCTCTGCCAGGACTGTTCGCACTTCATCAGCCCGCGAAGTTGCTCCAAGGTCATCGGTAAGATTTCACCCGAAGGGTGGTGCGAGCTGTTCAAAGCCACGACTGCATGGGGCGAGCGGTCGGAAGAGCTGTGCGACAACGAGGGTATTCGTGAGCAAGTCCTGACCGCGATGAAGACGGTCAGCGGCGCATTTCGTGGGCAGTGGGATCGAGGCAACGACCAGCTCGACTGGTGGGACTGCTACAACTGCACACTCGGCGGACACCAGGCTTACGCTGGCAACTCGCAGATTTACGTGCCCATCATCAAGATGGCGGTCGACGCGCGGCGCACGCGGTTCGTCAACCAGATGTTCCCCCGCACTGGACGCAACGTGGACGTCATCACGTCGGAAGACAAGCCCTGGCCGCTGATGGCGCTCTTGGAGCACTATATTCGAAAAACCAAGCTGCGCACGCGTGTAGTGCCGTCGCTGTGCAAGAACGGCGACGTCGAGGGGCAGTACAATCTCTATGTGACGTGGGCCGACACGACGCGGCACATCGCGTTCAAGCAGCCCGGCACTGTCGAGTTGGAGGAAGGCGTCGAGTACCAGGACGACGACCCCGACGAGTACGAGGTTGTCGAGGAAGAGATTTTTACGCAGGCGCCGATCGTCGAAGTCCTGGCCGATGCCGACGTGGCGGTGTTTCCGGTGACGGCGACCAGCATAGACAACGCGCTTGGGCAGGGCGGTGGCGTGGCGATCATTCGTCGGTGGACGAAGGAGAAGCTACGCCAGATGATCGACGACGACGAGATCGACAGCGAGGCCGGCGAGCTGCTGATCGAGCAAATGAAGAAACAGACGGACGATCCCAATTCACCGGACGTCGCCAAGAAGCATGCCGACGCTGCGGGTATCACGCTTCAGGAGGGCATGCCCGTTCTCGTCGGCTACGAAGTTTGGATGATCCTCAAGCGCAAGGACGAGAAGCGCCTGTGCCGGATTTATTGGGCGGGAGGCGAGAAGGACACGATCCTTTCGGTCAAGCGCAATCCGTACTGGTGCGACAAGGTGCCGATGATCTCGGCGCCGCAGGACGCCATGTCGAACGTCTTCAAGGGGCTTTCTCCGGTCAAGTTCGTTGCTGATCTTCAGTACGCAGCGAACGACGCGGCCAACGAGGGGTGGGATAGCGCGCAGTACGCGATGATGCCCATCGTCATGACCGACCCGTCGAAGAACCCACGCGTGGGGTCTATGGTGTTGAACCTTGCGGCGATATGGGAGACGAACCCGAACGACACGAAGTTCGCGCAATTCCCCGCCCTGTGGAAAGACGCCTTCGCCATGGTGGCGTCGACCAAGCAGGAGATTTTTCAGGCGCTGTCGGTGACGCCCGCGATGATAGCGCAGTCGACCGGGGGCAAGTCGCAGAAGAGAAACCAAGCCGAGATCGCCGCCGAGCAACAGGCCGAGCTGCTGTCGACGGCCGACGCTGTGACCAACATTGAAGACGAGATGATGACGCCGTTGCTGCGCTGGTTCATCGATCTCGACCACCAGTACCGCGATCGCGATCTTACCGTGCGGCAGTACGGCGAGCTGGGCCTGAAGGTCAATATGGTCGAAGTACCGCCTATCAACAACTCGACGCGCTACGAGGTTCGCTGGTGGGGCGTCGAGGCGATGAAGTCGACACAGCAGATGCAGCAGCAGATCGCCTTCATGAACGTGCTAAAGGGCATCCCTCCGCAGCAGCTGCCTGGCTACAAGATCAACCTCGTTCCGATTATCCAGATGATGGTGGAGAGCGTCTACGGCGCGCGGATCGCGCCGCAGATTTTCGAGAGCGTGAAAGAAAAGCTGTCGATCCCGCCGGACATGGAGAACGACATGCTGGTGCTCGGGCTGGCGCTGCCGGTCCACGAGCTGGACGACGACGCGCAGCATATGCAGGAGCACATGAAAGCGCTGGAGGCGAGCCACGGCGATCCGACCGGTGCGATCCGCAC